TTGTTTTTAGATAATACATATTGGTTTGCTTTGCATTATCTTTAAATCTATTCTTCTTCTCTATTGCACCAATATCAATCAACTCATTAATAAGTTTGTGTGTATTAGCTCGACTCACTCCAACTCGCTTTGCCAAAGTTGTAACACTTGGATAACAAGAGCCGTCCTTCCTATCTGCATAAGTCCATAAAATACAATATAAGTTCTTTGCTCTTGGGCTAATGTCTGCGTCTAATATCCATTCAGGTATTATTGCAAAGTAATTATCTGCTTCTATTTTCATTAAAATAAACCTTCCTGTGTGTTATTTATGTTATCAATTGCAATATCATAATATTCCTTTACCAACTCAATGCCTACAAATTCTCTATTCATTTTTTTACAACTAACTCCTGTTGTTCCTATTCCCATAAAGCAATCTAAAATTGTTTCATTTTCTTTTGTAAAATTACTAACCAAAAAATCAGATAGTTGTGAAGGCATAACTGCACTATGTATCTTGTTTCTTTTTGAATTTATATTTAATTCAATGTGATTAGTTAAATGATGTGGATTTACTACAACAGACTTTTGTTTGGTAAAAATTAAAATAAATTCATATACATTAGACAATCTATGCTGAGTTGAACTTGGAGTACCATTTGGTTTATACCAAATTACATTCTGTTGTAAATATTCTGAATAATTACCTATTAGTTTATAAACATCTTTTTTGTTATAGTAATTAGTTTGAATATTCCAAATAATATATTTGTTTGTTACTCTAAACAATTCATCAATTATAGAAACACACCAATCATAATAATTTTTATTACTATCTTCAAAGTGTTCATACTTACCTTTTAATTTAGACTTTGTAGTCCTAGATTTACCTGAATTGTAAGGTGGGCTTGTTATTACAGTATCAATACTTTTATCATTAAAAGTTTTTAATACATCTAAGCAATCGCCATTAAATAGTTTCATAATGTCCTATCTATGCCGTAGTGAGTACCTTGCGTCAAGATACTCACTCAGCACCGTACTATACCAATTAGAAGGGAGCTTCGTTTTCGGTAACCTCGTCTAATGATTTAGGTTGCACTAACTCTTGTGGTTTGTAGTTAGGCATAATCTCAGCAGGTGGCTCGTCAGACCAACTTGCATAAGGATAACCATTGTTACCACCTGTACATTGTTTGTTACCACATTTGAAGTTAGGGCTTTTGTCTGACTTCTTATCTGCTCTGTTGTCGTACACCTTAGACGCACAAGAAGGGCATTTAAACTCTCCTTGACCCACGCTCTTTGTTGATATTTCTGTATTATCAGTTATATTTTTCTGTGGGCTTGGTTGCGTTGCAGGTGTACTAACAACAGGATTCTCAGCGACTTGAGAAAACGGATTGAGAATCCAATCTTCTATCTTTTGTGCAACATTGAAAACTTCTGTTAGATTCTCCATAAAAAAATCTGAATCACAAGCTAATTCAACTGCACCTTTTAAAGCTACTTGTCGAACAATTAATTTATCTTTATTATCCATTTACTAACTCCTTTGCACTATTAACTCTTGCTTCTACCCAATCGTTATTAGTTCTCCATTCATCTAGTGTTTCTTTTTTCCAAACAGGTGTTGCTTTTAATTGGTAGTCAGGCTCAGGCAATTTCCCTTGAAATTTCCATTGTGCAACCTCTTGGCGTTTAACTCCGAGCCAATTTCCAATCTCAGCAGTACCTAATATATCTTGCGTCATTTATTCTCCTTAATATATTCTGCGATATTTATTTCTTTACCCTTTGCCAACTCTGAATATAGTGAGTCTAATTGACTACTAATTTTATCTTCATTAACAAACTTGTGTGGGAATAGTTTTAATGCGATTGTTTCTAAGACCATTATTAAGATTCCTGCTATTGCAAGATATCCACAAGCCCAAGTCATCAACCAAATAAAATCTAATTCATTCATTCTTGTTCTCCTTCTAATACTGCTCTCATACTTAATTGGAATTTAAAGCCTGAGAACTTATCTCTATTCTTATCTGCTACTACTTTTAATATATCAACAGGTATCTGATGAGAGAATACAGGCTCTAGGTTTATCCAACCAACTGCCTTGAAGCTCTTACCATAACTTTGTTCTACGACAATCTCTACTTTGCCTTGAACAAATCCTGTAAGTGTTATTTCATTTGTCATACTAAAGACCTTCTCCTTAATATTTCGTGTCTTAATGTTCTTGTTATTATTGTTTTTGTTTCATCATCAAACTCGTCAGACTCAACTAAAACTGCAAACATATTCCACACATCAGCAGATATGTTGTGCTTTACATTAAAGTTTCTCTCAGTATCAGTTGTGTATTCAAATTGACTATTTATTAGTTTCTTAAATTGTCTATCTAAAGATTCCAACCTAACTTCTGATTTTTTTGTTCTCATTTGTATCAACTCCTACCAATATTTTCTATCGTGTCTATTACTTGTACAATCGAAACAAACAGATTTCCAATTATTAGCTTTTGTTGTTCCTGCATTAACATCAAAAATTGCATAATCTTTATATGTTAAATCTGTTTTGCAATCGTAACAGTTATCTTTTTTTGTCATTTGTATCAACTCCTTTTTCAATACTTTATTTATATTAATCTCTGATTAGATTTATGCAAATCTTAAATTATTTTTTTTAAACTGTTGTGTAAAGGTACTCGTAAATGTCGCCTACTTCATAGTCATCAAATGCAATCTCTACTATATAGTATTTTCCAATCTGTTGTGGTTTTTCCATAGCACCATATTGCATAAGTCTTGGAGAGTCATACTTAAGATACCCTGCCTTAATCATACACTTAATGCAATTCACTCCCTTGCTGATGTCTAATTGGTATGCTGAATCTTTGTATCTAGTTTTAAAAGTAGAGCCACATATTGACTTTGCTAAGAATGGGTTGAAGTCATCTTCAAAGCAAACATCATCAAGGATATGTTCTTTGCCTTCTTGGTTGTTACCGTCTCCGTACCACATACGGTCTTGAGCTTTTAGTGTTTTGAGTTCTGTTAGTTTCATTCTTTTTCTCCCTATTACCTTATGTCCGAACTTTTTAGAAAATTCCGGTTTATAAAAATATTTTTTATTTACGCCTAAGACTCGCCTAAGACTACAGTATCTTTAAATTATCCCAACCGTCTTTAGTAACTGTCATTGTTACTACACCTGTTGATGTTGAGTAACCTGTTCTAGTTTGGAAGTCAGTTGAAGGACTCATAGCAGGAACTCCCATAATTGTTCTGCCACCTTGTTCAACGGCAGTAAAGTGATGATAGTGTCCGTGAACAATCATCTTGGCTAACCCTACAGGTTGCTCTCCTGCTTCATTAAGTCCAAACATCTGACCCTTCCACCAATTCTCAATCTTCTTTGCAGGAGTTCCACCACCTGCCGTTAAATGTCCGTGAGTAAAACCCATTAAGAAACCTTTAACATCTAAAAGTAAATGTGGAGAGTCAGGAACAACAACTTTGATATTGTCATAGTTAGATTCATAAACCAAGTCTCCAACTTGTTCTAGTATTTGCAAGTCTAGGTTATCCAATTCTTCTGTTGCCATACTTTGCTTACCACTTCTGTTTTGTCCGTGATTAGAAGTTACACCTGAGAGAGTTACTGTATAGTCTTGGTCTGCAAAGTTCTTTACAATTTTCCAAAGCAATCTTCTTGCAACTGTAATTTGGTCTCGAAGGTGCATATCGAGATTCCAAATTTGGCTTGAGTACCAACCTGACAAGCTACAGTTTTCGACAATATCGCCAAGTCCAATGACATACACTTCATCAATCTTATGTCCACCTTTTTTTAATTCTTTAAGTCTTGCGTTTGCAGTATCAAGAGAAGCTAAAACTTTACTAACAATATCTTCACTACCTTTACCGTCTCGTTTTCCTAATTGATAATCTGCTACATAATACATAAATGCAGAATCTCCTTTGAGTACATCTGACTTTTTAGGTTTATGAGATTTAATTTCTTTTAAGAGCTTCGCATAATCTGTATCTCTATCAGGAACTTTTTTTCTAATGTCAGCTTTGTAGTACCAAGCCTGTTGGACATTACCGTCTCCCATATTCATATCCCAAGTTCTTACTTGCAAATTTCCAACCACTTCATATTCGTTAGGGTCAAAACCCCATTCACTTAGTAGTGTTGCAAACTCAGGCTCTTGTTCTTGTGTTCCACGAGATACTAATGTACCTTTGTTTGTCTTTGGGTCATACTCAGCGTGTGGTTGCCACCCTGACGGATATTTCTCTTTAGCTAATGCTTCGTTATGTTTCTTGTCGTTGTAGCGTTCAAGAAACTTATTTAGATTTTCTGATTCTTTGCTTTTGCTCATTGATTCTATTACTTATTGTTTTAGCAGTAACACCTGTCCAACCACACTCATCAATTAGCCAATCAACTAATGCTTGAGTATCGTTGTAACCATTCTTAAGAGCAGATAATACTTCTTCCCATTCAGCTTCACGCTTCTCAGTAGAATAAAAGTAACCACGCTTTTGTGGTTTTCTCTCGTAGGTTTCGAGATAGTCTTTAAGTGTCATATTGCGTCCTGTTTTGCTTACTCAAATTATAAACTATGAGTGCAATTTTAAGGGTATTTCTAGGGAATTTATCAAAGTTATTTTTTGGGCATAGCTAAAAGCCTATAAACATTGGGTTTATACTTTATAAAATTTACAAGAAATACTTGTATATGTATTACAAAGTAGTAATCTTAGATTATGAAATTAACAAAGAATGAAAAAAGAAAGGAGTTGATTTCAATGCAAACAAGAAAAGAAGTATATAACAAGATTATGGAATTACAAAAAGAATTACATAGTCATAAACGAGTACAAGAAGAATACAGAATACACAGAAACTTTTATCCTAATGTTTCAGCAGGAGAAAAAATCTATGATGAAGCTAAAATTTCTCGTGCAGAAATTAGAAGAATAGAAAAAGAATGTGAAAAATTATCTAAGGTTATGATTTCATTACCATTAGAAAAACCAAAGACTATATCAAAAGAGAGATTGGAAGAATTAAAAGCTAAAAGTAAAATATAATGCTTTTATAAAACCCACCTGCTTCGGTAGGTGGGTTTTTTTTATTGTTCCCAAGTTTCAAGTAAAGCAAAAACAATCTCATCTAACTTATCAAGTTCTACTACAACTAATCCATTAGAAGTTCCGTCAGGCATAGCCACAAACATAAAAGGTCTTGTATCTCCTATTGCAACATTCTTATCAGATTGTTCTTTGGCTTTTTGATATTTAGTCCATAAGGTTTGTACTTGCTTACCTGCTTTGACTTCTACTCTGACTTCTCCTTGCCAAGATTCTTCATTACCCATTTGGCTTCTAAACTTTGTATCAGGTATTCTCAGTTTCTTCCTAGCAAGGTTTTGTTTTCTTCTACCTTTGTTCTTATTAGTTAGCCCACGCTTTTGATTATCAGACCAACCTTCTCTATTCTTTTTATTCTTTTGACCTATACCTTGCAATCCTTGTTCTTCGTGTTTCCTACGCTTCCAATCTGAATAGGTCTCATCTTCTCTTATATCAAACTCTCGATTCATCTAACACCTTCTCTAATACCTTGAGACTAACAGTAAAACTATTTACAAAAGATAATTCATCAAAGAAATCAACAGGCACTAATAAACAATGTGCGTACCATTTACTTCCTGAGTTATTCTCATTCTCTATCTTTACAGATTTAAACTTGTTCTCTTTTATCCAAGTTAGTAAATATGGTTGTAGCAATCTTGGTTTCCAATACCTTACAAAGTTTGTTGGATAACTCCAATACATTAAAAAGTCTGCAAAGGTTTTCATCTGACAACCAATCTGAAGCTCTCCATTCTCTTGTTCAATAAGATATTCCAAAGCTATGTTTCTAGTTTCTTCTATCTGTGTATCTGTTTTAACTTCTATAAAGTTAGAATCAAGTTCATTATTAAATACCCAAATGTCTGCACCTTGTAGTTGTTCTTCCATTCGAGTTGGTCTTGCGTGATACTTGTTACCTTTGCCGTCAGTAATAGAATTGTAATGAGCAAGTATTAACTGCTCTCCAATCTTACCTATGCTATCTTGTTCTTTAAAATTAAAAGCCATAGTTCCAACAATCCTTACTACTATACCAATGCTTACCCTTACCGTCATTATAAAAGAGCCACTTGGCTACTTTGATATTTAGCAAAGGATTCGTTCTACTTCCTGTAAATTTTAATTTATCTTGCAACCAAGACCAAGTCGAATCCGTAAATTGAAATAATCCAATATCAGATGAGCCGTCCTTATTTATATTCTTAGCAAATGGCTTACCACGAGACTCGCAGTAAATCATTAGACTAGCTTGTAATACATCTTCTTCTTTAAAGTGTGTTTGCAATATAGGTAGCCATTGTTGTACAACTTGTACCTTCTCGTATTGTTCCCTGCAATTCAAAAAGTTATCCATATCACTCGCACTTGGTGGCATAGATAACAAACAAGCAATCACACCTTCAATTATTAATGAAGGCATTTAACTCCTTTAACTATTTATTTTTTGTAAGTCTGTTTGTTTAGAATATCTATACAAACAATTTCTGTTGTCGCAAAACAAACTACCACGATATGTGCTAAGCTGTTTTCCACAGAACATACAACTTGTTCCTTTTACTTTCACAAAAGTATTATAAATCATAAATTGACGAATTTGTGATTTAAAATAAAAAAAAGACCTTAGATACTAGCAATAGCTTCTAAGGTCTTTTGAATTAAAGGACTCCTAATTTTTTAAGTTGGTCTTGTACTTTGAATGGAATATATTTTTTAAGTCCATATTGTGCATATTCCCAAAAACCTAAGTATCTCCAAGTTCTATCAGGATAAATAACACAGACTCTTGCACCTTTTTGCCAATTTTGTGGGTTAATTAAAAACAAAACATTTTCTGTCAATTCATCATTATTTTTTAGTAATTGAGTAGGAGTAGTAAAACTATCAACCCAACCTTTTGTTTTATCCCAAATTTTAAAAACATCATCAAAAATCAAATAAGGTAAATGTTCATTGTGAGCAGTATTGTCATAACTTGGACTCCAATTAATAACTTTAGTTTGTTGATTAACAAGTCCAACAGTATGACCGTCCCAAGTATTTATATAAGGTATAGATTGTATAGATGTATTCATAAAATCTAGCCATTTATCACGGTTAAAGCTACCGTCTGCGTTGTTAAAATTTATTTTTGTTGTTTCATTCATACCTGAATTATATAATCAAAGATTATTTAATGCAACACAAAAACAAGAAATTTTTTAATTTTTTTTAACATTATTTTATGGTGGTAAGTTATACCTAAATTATATAAATAAGGTCTTAAAACGGCTTTAAATGACTAATCTAAGCACTATATTGGATAATTCCACCAATTAATAAAACAATAAAGGTTGCAGTAGCTAAAAGTTCAGACCTAGAAATCTTTGTATTTACCTTCTCGTGAAGCTCATCAATGCGAGAATTTATTTTATCTTGTCCTTCAAGAACTAACATCAACATTTCTTTTTGTGTCATTCCATTATCTGCCATTAGTTCTCCTTACAATGTTCGCTTCCGTGTTCGCAATTACAAATCTGTACAAAAGAGCCGTCATCTTTTTGAGTTACCATACACATTATTTTCTAAATCCAATCGTTACTAACCATATAATTAATGTTATTACTGTTGCGTAAAAAGTTATTACCTGTGCTTGTCCTGTCAAAGTCAATGTAGCAATCGCTAGACCACTCAATGTCCAAGCAAGGTTAAGTGTTTCTTTTACTGCTTCTACGCACCAAGACCACAATTTCTTTATCAACTAAATCTCCTTACAAATGATACGATATTCACAATTACCGTTGGCAAGATTACTTCTTGTGCCTTCTCTTTGGTATCTTGCGTCATATCATTCGATATGTTTGCTAAATTTATTGCGTCTAGTTCAACATCTATAATAACACTAAAATCTCCTGCGACTAAAGATTCAAAAGCAATCTCTGTTTGTACATCAGCAAGTGTGTAATTTTCTACATCTTTGTTTTCAATAGCTCGTTCTACAAACTCATCTACTGCTTTAGCTACTGTGGAATCTGTTTTAACTGCTTTGGCTAATACTTCAACATCTTCTTTTTCTTCAAAGTTAAATACTTGAGCAACAACTTCTTTTTGTTCTTCTGTTAATTCTTCTTTTTGTGCAATCTCTATTACTTGTTCAACAACTTCTTCTATAACTTCAAGTACATCTTCGCTAACCAAGTCAAGATTTTCCACTCCGACATCAACCACTTCTGTAAGAACTTCGATAACTTCATCTGTTTCCAATTCATCAACTTCAACTCCCTTTATGTTTTCTATTACTTCTTGTACTTCTTCAATAGCGACTTCAGTTGTGTTTTCAACCACCACATCTCTGTCGATATCATCTTCAATAATTTCTTCAACTATATCTTCCTTTATTGGCTCTACTACTTCTTCTTCAATAATAATTATAATTTCTTCAGGTATCTCTACATCAATTACTTCTTCTTCAATGGCATAAACTTCTTCTAAGTTCTGTTTTTCAATCTCTTGTATGGTATCAATAAGCTCTTTAACTTCTTCTTCAGGCAAATCTAGTTCTTCTAAATTAATAGATTCTTCTAAATCTTTTTGTATCTCAGCTTCTTTTTCTGCTTCTATTCGTGCAAGTTCTTCTTCATACTCTTTAAATTCCCTTGCTTCTCGCTCAGAATCAAGCTCATAAATACCTGTTTCAGCAAAGTTCTTATCTTTTTCTTCTTGTATAAGGCGTTCTTCTTCTAAGCGTAAGCGTTCTTCTTCTTCAGCTTTTAACTTAGCTTCTAGTTCTTCACGCTCTTGTCGTTGTGCGTCAGTTTCTCTAATACCTGTTTCTTCAAAGTTTTTATCTCGTTGTCTATCACGCTCTATACCGTCTCGTTTTTCTTGTTCAGCTTTTTCTTTTTCAATTCTAATAGCTTCTTCTCTAGCTTCACGCTCAGCTTTTTCCTTAGCTTCTCTCTCAGCTCTCTCATCATTAGTTTCATAGAGACCTGTTTCTGCATAATTTTTTTCTATTTCTAATTCATCTTGTGTTTTTGGAATGGTTGTTGTTGTCGTAGTTGTTGTCGTACTAGATGTTGTTGTAGTAGATGTAGTAGTGGTACTTGTCGTAGTACTAGAAGTAGTAGAAGTAGTAGTAGTTGTTTCAGGAATATCTGCATACTGCCAATATAGTGTATCTAATACAGATAAATCGGATAATGTAACTTCAAATTTAGTAATAAATTTATCTGTGTTAGTTTCATCATTGTTGTAGTCAGTAAAAGATTTATAAAAACTATCATACATAGTGGAGAAGTTAGAGTTATCTTGACCTGATTTCTGTATAGTTTCATCTGTACTATCTGAATAGTAATACTTTACATCATAAGAATTATTTACTGCACCTACAATAAAACCTATTTCATACACATCTTCTGAAAACACAAACACATAAGTACCACTTGTTATTGCTAACGAGCAACCTGATGTACCATAGCTACCTTGTTCTTCGCAGTAAATATAAGTATTAGAATTACCACCACTTATTGTTAAACCTGATTCGTATGTACTATCTTCAAACCCTTCATTTACTGTAACTTCATAAGGTACATCTTCAGCTATTGCAGGTATTGGAACTGCAATAAAGCACACAGAAGCAATACAAAGTAACTTCCTTAGGTTGAACACCTTTTATTTATTATCGAATGTCTGCTTTGGTTTATATTGTTCTAAGCCGTTTTGTACAACTGCTAATCCTGAACTCATAAACGCAACACCAATTAATTCAATCATATTTGCGTCAATGATTCCTGATGAGTTTGCTAGATACAGAGAGATTGCAGATTGCAACCCTGTTCTAAAAGCCTTAGATAAAATAAATTTCCAATATTCTTTATTTCTCACTATTCTTCTTCCTTCTTATTTTTTGGATTGCTAACTAATACCTTACCATAAATTCTGCAATTTTTATTTACACACTTAAATCCAACTTTAAAAAGTTGTGTGGGTTGATAACAAATATGACAATGAAGTATCAAATTGTCCTTTGGTTAGGTAATATTCTTGCCTTCTAGTTTAGCAAATAGTTGTATCATCATTCCCTTAATCTCAGATATATCTTCTTTAATGAAATCAGGGTGTATCATCTCAGGTGGAGAATCGTTTGATATTTGTTTTTCAAGATTTATTTTAGAATATTTAATTGTTACTTTATCTCCATTAAGTAAAGCGTCTCTAACTTTTGGGTACATCTTTTTATAGGCATTCCTAGATTGTCCAATCATTCCATTTGCATTAACATCTAAATCCTGTTGAGTATCTCCGACACCTAAACAACCTGAAGTTTGGTCGTCATTATTAAGAGAGTGAATTAAAATCCATTTGAAGTTTGGTACATCTTGTAGCCACAACATACCTTTATGCCAATCTGCACCATATCTAGCAAGGTATCTAGTATGAAATCCACCTTCTGCTCTTAGTTTTATTTCGTATTCTCCTTCAGGAATACAAGTCTCGTGCATAACTTTGACATCTCTGTATTCATCTTCAAGGGTATAACATTCAAAAACACCGTCAATAAATAGCATTCCGTTGGTGGCGTCTTTGCCAAATTGAGTTCTTACGACATCAAGTTTCATATCGTTTTACCTTACCATTGTAAGTAACTTCGTAAGTCCATTCGTGTTGTTCCTTACGAAACCTTCGTCTTGCCATTAGGCAGGTTTTGGATTATCAGCTTTAACTTGTGCTATATGGTCTGCCCAAGTTGTTGTACCATTAACACTATCCCAATATTGCATATCAAGTTGGTCGGCAATACTACCGTATGCTTCTTGTCTAGCTTGAATATAGCCGAATTGTTGGTCATTCCACTTAGAATTAGCCAAGTCTGTAATTGCTTGGTCGTAGTCTGCTTCTGAAAATTCCATACGCTCATTATTCACTTGTTTATAAAGTGGTTTTGCGTTTTCTATTTCAGTAGTAGCTTCTGTAGTTAGTTCCTCTAATGTTGCCATATCTCTCCTATCTTACTATATATTTCTTATACTTACTTCTTTAAACCATATAAAGTGAATGTTCCTGCTTCAATATTTCCAGAATGAACTTGAAAATTTATTCCGTCACTTGCACTTGCTACTGTATGAACACCACCACCTTGAACACCAATAACTCCACTACTCCATAAGGTTGTGCTTTCACTTGTAAAAAAACTGTACTCTGAACTTGAATTGAAGTTAAAGAGGTAAATAATTCCATTGCCACCTGTACCTGCTTCTGCTGATGTATTTCTTGTACTCCAACAAATAGGATATGTCCATTCAGAACTATTAGTAGATGACAAGTTAGAAAAGCCATATGCTGTTCTTAGACCTTTATAAGCCCAATCATAATTTGAATCTGATTGTACAACACCACTTTTTGTAACTCTAAGTTGCCCGTCAACTCCGTCAGTAACAGGAATAACACCACTTGCTTGTAACATATACACATCATAAGTGCTATCAATACCTGTTAAAGTTACACTTGGTGTTGCTGTTGTAACTATTGCTTCATTTATTTTTATTAAGCTACCTGCCATTATCCTTTAACTCCATATACTGATATTTTTCCTGATAAATTTGCACCATAGATTTGTTCATATATTCTAAATCCAGACATACTTGCAGATTGTTTTAAAACACCTATACCTTTTTGTCCTGCTTGTATTCCTGTTATATCTACCATACTTTGTTCTGTTAAAAAAGTATATGATGTACTGCTATAAGGATTGAATATATAAATAGTTGAAGCACTACCTTGTCCTGCACTACTTCCAGTATTTCCTGCAATTCTAAATCTTGAAACATTAGTTTTTGTAAATTCAGTAAAACCTGTATATTTCATTTCTAAGTGTGCCTCATCATATCCACTAGATATAACACTTCCACCACTGTCAATTAATCTTAGACTAGGTATATAATTATTTGTTCCTGATGTTGTTACAACTATTATTTTATAAACATCATAGTCTGCTGAAAAAACATTTGTAACATCTATATTAGCAGTTGAACTAAAAGAAGTATTATTAATTAATTCTAAATTAGTAGCCATTATGAATACCTTATTCCATATAAACTGTATGTTCCACTTGATAATTTTGAAGTATGCCCGTCACCGTCTAATTGAAAAGCATTATGAACACTAGCAGTAGCTAGCACACCACTACCAAATCTCATTTGATATTCTATAGAAGTTTGAACTGTTGCAGTAGATTGTGAAGTATAAAATGAATATTTTGTACTATCCCCTAAGTTGTAAAGATATATATACATTCCTGCTTTTGAATTTGTACCTGTTATGTTTGAACTAAAATTATCCCAATATGCTCTACTTGTATATTTTAGTTCTCCAAATCCACTAGAAGATTGCCCATATTGTTGTCCATATTGATAACCACTTGTGATAAAAGTACTACCATTATCTGTTGATAATCTCATAGCTAAATTTTCCCCTGATATAGAAAATTGCATATCATTAATAGTTAAAAAATGAACATTATAAACATCTTCTTTTATATTGTTAAAAATTAATGAAGTTGCACTAGATACAGTTTGAGTTTCAATTAATTCTAATTGTCCAAAAGAAGTCCATTTATTATCTGCTACTAATTCATTTATTTCAGCAGGATTGAATATACCTTTGTTATTACCAAAACTTTGTTCTGGTACATCTACTCCTACATATCCATATTTATTACTTTTACTCATATCAAACTACCTTATATAAAGTAAATGTTCCACTTTCAAAAGTATCAGAACTTTCTAAACTAAAATTTATTCCATTGTGTGCTTCTGCAACTGTATAAACACCACCACCCTGATGTCCAAATAAATTACCAGAGGCATTTATATAATTACTTTCTACTGTAACAAAACTATATTCAGATGAATTGTTAAAGTTAAATAAATATAAAATTAAATTTCCACTTTCACCTGTAGCACTACCACTAGCAGATTGTGGTTGCCACCTATCCAGATTTGTTAAACCACTATTTGAA